GATACAAGTAGAGTATTGCTTGGTGCTTGGTTTATATAATTTGCGACTGTCTTTCTCGGCCAAGGGTATTGTCCCTCCTGTTCTATGGCACGTTCATCAATGTTTACCAGTACAATGTCGTCCACCGTAACGGTGTCGTGAGACTGTTGTAACTGATCGTAGTATGCGAATTGAAATGTCTTGACGATGTCAATCTGCGAGACTTTGAGTATCGCAAACAGTATAATAACTGGTATTACACTCCACCACTTAGTCATATCAATTCTGTGTTATTGTAACAGAACAACCGCTTGGTGTCAAGCAGTTTTGCTGTAACGAATAAGATTTATTCAACCCACTAGATTGGGTTAGTTCTAGAGTCGTGCCATAAGTGCCGTCTAGAGTTATAGTCGCATCGTGACTTCCGTTACCTTCTTGTAACACTGAAGTCGAGTTATTGTCGTTCAATATATCCAGTTCTAACTGGTGTGAACCTCCCTCCTTTTGCATCACCATCACGGTATTAAAATCACCTACAATATCCATCGTAGATGTATGTCCGTTGTCTTGTTGTGATGACATTATTAGATTGCTTTCCCCATCCACATTTGCGGTGAGACTGTGATTGTGTCCTACCTGTTCGACCCACAACACAAAGTCGTTGCCTGTCTGCGTGATAGTTATTTCATTGTCTGCGTATGATAGGGAACATATGAAACAAATTACAAATAATAGTTTCTTCATCATTCTCTCTGTTTTATCGATACTATCTTATCTTCTCCACCGTCTGCTGTGATGGTTCCTCGATAACCTTCTACTTCAGTATCTAGTCTTATACTACCGCCGTCTACGAACTTTAGTTCGATTACTCCCTCGACATTCCTGTAGAAGACGATTCCATCATCTTCCTCAAATATTCTATATTGACTGTCCTCGTTGACTCCCCAAACAGCCCCAGTCAGTCTTACCTGACCTTTCTGACCTTCTTCCTGTACATCCTCTAGTTTCTCCATAGTTCGGATCAACTCTTCGACCACGTCTTGTAAGTCTGTAAGGAACTCACCACTCAACGCATCCCAGTCGAGTCTAGTGTACTCTTCTCCACCAACGTAGTCGTCAAAACTCTTTTCTAGTTCGTCAAACTCTAGGAAGTCCGTATCCAATGCACCCATGTCAATATTCTGATCATCTTGCATTTGTTCTTCTATTGCCATCTTCACCTCTTTAGGTGGATTGACAATAAACATATTATCGATTACCGCTGGTGTAATGTTATCTATTACAACCTTAACTGTCGGGGGTGTCGATACACTTGATACCATCGTGGCAGAATATGCCTCTGCGAGTGTTATCGATCCCGCCTCATTTGATACAACAATCTCTCCTGACGGATCACCATTCTCGTCTGGTAACAGAATAACTAATGTTCTACCCAGTTCGTCAATGGTCGTTGTGAAGTCCGTACCACGCACAGCAATCTGTGCGGTCGGAGTTGATATATCAATGTTCTTCTTATCAACCATACCAAGTCTACCACTAGCAAACCGAGCAGTTCCAAGGGCCATCTTCATGACCATCTTGGACTTGCTTGGATTTGGATCGTAGTATACCTTGTCGATATAGACTTTGGTATGTTCTATCAAGGATAGTTCTGCCTCATCAAGAAACTTGATTAACATCCTACCCTTGGCAGTCTGGGCAGTATCGTTGAGTTGAATGACCTCACCGACATCTGCCTTTACGACATCCCTTGTCTCTCTTAGCAATGAACCGACTCCTGTCGATTCAACCACTCCACCGATAGATTCTGCGTTAACCGAACCTATCGATAGAATAGTACTAACTGTCGCCAGCAGTATCTTTCTGACTAATCTGGATAGTAGCGTCATCAGATGTAATGTCCAGTGTTATGATACCCTTACAAGATGAAACTCCTACTGGGCATGTACCACTAATCTGATTGATATCCACATCTGCGTTATCGCCAGTTAAGTCTACAGTAAGCGTCTGATAGAAACCATCGTTCTGTAGAGTGTTGACATCGTTACCGTCACCTGTTACATCTACAGTGAAAGTTACGTCATCAGTTTCTACATCTACATCGAATACGTTGCTACTACCAATTACTGTTAGATCCAAGTCCAAACGTTCCGCACTTGCTACAGAACCTTGATCGAAGTCCATTGTATTCGAATCACCAGTTACACTCACATCAATAGTTGTTGTATCAGCAGAACCTACATCGCCGATCTTCCAATCCCATGAGTTTGTGTCGCCAGTCCATGACATGTTGTAAGTCGAACTATCGGCAGTTATTTCACCGAACAACAAGTTCGAGTTACCAACTTGGTCAATGTCGAACGTCAACGATGAACCAGTAATGACACTTGCAGATGATGATGTTGAGAAGTCATCCGCACCTACCTTGTTACCATAACCTATCTGGTCAATATGTAAACTGAAAGTATCACCAGATTGTTCAATGTTGATTTCGTTATCGTCAGAAGCCGCACCATATACAAAACTAGAAAATAGTAACGCTAGTCCTAATAAGTACTTATTCATTTTCTTCTTCTTCTCCTATGGGGTGACTGTCATTTCTCCCATCGCTTTGATGAGGGTGTCGATGTCCTTCCCCTACTTTCCAAAGTCCCCTGTCATGACCTTGGTATATTAGTTCAAGTACTCCCGCCTCAATTGACGTTCGTACTGCGTATGTCACTGACTCGTTGTTTCCAACTCCGTCTTCATACTCTACTAGTTGGGTTCCTTGTTCGGTAAATCTAAACACGTCACCCCCTGTTCCGTAACTAAGAATCGTCTTCTTAGCTTGGACGTTCAACAGTATTTCTCCTGTCAGAACAGAAACTGCTCTGATAGAAACTGTCACAACATCTTTACGGTATTTCCGAGAAAATCCTATTCCCAGTGTTCTCGCACCTTGACCTCCTGTCTCTATATTGGTATCATAACCAATTATACCACCTTCGATAATCATCCCAGCAAATAATAACGGGCCTACTCCCTGAGAGTTTTCGTCAGCGTATTCTTTTCGGGTACTGCGAATGATCTGTCTTTCTCTGACCAGATGTTCGATACCCTGTCTCTCAACCACACGGAACCATGTTCCTCCGCCGGCAGTCTTGAGTGCATCTATTAACATTTCAGTACTACCTTGCGTTACCGCCGTACTGAAGTCTGCAATACCATCACGTGCCTTACGTTGTCCAGTCAGATCCTTGAATCCATAAACTGCGACAACAGGCATCTGGGTTGCGGGCGGTACATTCAACAACTCTTGATATGCCGGCAACCTTACGACTTCTGGTTCTGTTATATCGGTTGACCACTCTGGATGAGTCGCACAACCACCTAGAAACAGAATCGGTAGTATCTTAAATAGGAGGCGCATCATCGTCCCCACTGTCTATCGAACCAAAGTTACCAGTACCGATCGGTATCTCAATAACCGTCTCGGTGCCTTCGGTATCCACAATTCTCATCTCGATGTAATCTTCACCGTATGTGTTTGTCATAACCTGATAAGACACAGTTGAACCTTCAAGTGTAAATGACCCAAATGTTACTGCATCTTCGTTACTGAACATATTATCCACTAACTGTTTTGACAATTGCGAGTAGATACGACTCTCTAAGTTACGAATAAACTTAGCGAGTGTGGTGTTCTCTGCTTCTCGTTCTGCGGCCTTTCGTGCCGCCTCTAACGCATCTTCGATCGCTTTCTTTCTACTTGATTCTTGGTTTTCAATCGTTAGGTAATGTGAACCAGTACCTACCCCACTAAAGGATGGATTCTTAAAACCAAAAACTATCTCACCGCCCAGACTCGTCAGTGGTGCTACCATCAGTAGCATCATTATCGTCTTTCTCATTCATCATTTCCTGTTGTTGTAGTATCATATCTAATTTCGTTTTCAAACGAATCAGATCGTTATCTAACATTCTCACTCTATCAATGAGTGCAATAAGAGTCATGTGCGACTCTTCAATTACTGGATCTACATCCTCGGTGACCCACTTCCAAACATAGTAGATAAAGTAACCCAGCCCCATACTTGCGACAATGGGGAAACCGTAGGTGTTAATTAAGTCTACTACACTTAAATCTTCCATTAGTCCTTACGTGCATCCTTCTGACCATCTGATCTAGCAATTCTATCCAGATCTGGTTTTATACTGAAGGCGTGTGAGACTAATAGGTCGATCCTAATCAATTCGTTGTTCATCGTCTTGACACGATTGTCAAGTGCTTTGACGAAACCACGTTGTGTCTTGATATTACTCAAAACGCCATCTAGAATGAATCGAAGTGTAAGGAATACGAAGAACCCCCCAGCGAGTGCCGAGGCGATGGGAAAACCCACATCCATGATGCTTAAAAATGCGTCCATATTACATACCTTCAAATCAAATCGTTATGAAGGTATTTATATGTTTTCTTATTTGTAATGCGGGCCTTTTTTGATTAATTCCCAACTTTTTATCGTTGTGGTATCGATAGATTGCCATCTCCTATCCACAACATCGAAGAATGCAAGAACCGCACTTTCGGATCTTTGTTGTACTGACCAGTCCATTAACAGAGTGAAGTCGTTGGTCAATTCTTCCCCTGTCCTGTAATGATTATAAGTGATACGAACTACACCTTGGTACGCAGCCGTCAACAATTCTTGCATTTACTTCTTTTCTCCTTATAAGGATTTTAATTTATACTTTATATAGTCAGACAAACTTTTCAAGATACGCTACTATTGTTGTACCAATACAAAAACCTATAAAAACGTTCCAAGCTATTTCTTTAAATGTCAAATTCATTTTATATCTCCTTCATTCAAGTCATGCACGTGAAGTGCGATTAAAGCATAATGCAAAACCTTCATCAGATCTGCACGGTTGTGGCCATTCTTGTGACCATATCGTTGTGTATATTTAAGTATATTACCAAG